GAGATACGAATTCGTGACTGGAGTTCAGACGTGTGCTCTTCCGATCTCCCCGAGGGAGCTCAGATACTTATTGGCGAGGATTTAGCAGAAACTTTACAGAACACGATTGAGGTTTTAAACGCATCTGAAAATACAAATGTTGATGACGCTGTGTATACTGCTTCCGCAACTGTATTAACTGTTACTCATAAACTTTATGGCACAGGTGGAAACTCCTTTACTCTTGCAGCTTCAGCAGCCACACGTTCAGGGGCTACGCTTGCAGGCGGAGCTAACGGGGTTGGTAGTATATCTTTTATATCTGCTAATTTATATGCCGGAGATATTCTTAATATTAACGGTACTGAATTTACAATGGTTGCAAGTGGCGCTACGGGAAATCAAATTAATGTAGATACTACTTTATCAGCATCTCTTGATAATGTTGTTACAGCATTAAATAATTCAGTTGTTGCCGGTGTTGCTCTTGCTACTTATTCCAAGACAGGAACTAACACGACCTTAACCGCTACTTATGATGATAGTGCGTTAGACGGCAGCTCATTTACACTTAATGCTACATCTTCAGGAAGTACAGGGGCAAGGACTGTCAAGCTTTATGGGCTTGATAAGGATTGGAACTTTCAAGAAGAAACTATAACACTCAATGGGCAGACCGAAGTTGAAACAACAAATAAATTTATGCACCCTTATAAATTAGAAGTATTAACTGTTGGAAGCGGTGATACTAACGCTGGGGTTATCTATGCAGGAACTGGGACAGTAACAAGCGGCGTTCCTGATACTAAATATCTTGCTATTTTAGCAGGTAAAGGTATTTCACGCTGCGGGTTTCTCCCCGTTCCTGCTGGTTATAAATGTATAACAAAAAGCGTATTATATACTTTTAATTCCGCAACACCGGTCGATGTTACTTTCGGTGCTTTCGTTAAAGATTTCGGCAGTTGTTATAAAGATATGCTGCCAGTTGTTATAGGTAGCGGGTTTATTGATTCTAAGTTAGAAAATACAGCCTTTCCTGAAAAAACTTTAATTAGACTTAAAGCAGGTGCTGCATCTGCCCAAAACGTAACATCTTATTTAAATTATAAACTTGTAAAGGATAGTTAATGATGGTGGGAAGACCTAAAATATGGAATAGTAAAGAAGAACTCCAAAAGCAGATAGATGAATATATCAAATCTTGCTATAACGCTGAAGGAGAACAGACAAGACCTTTTACTTTATCTGGGCTTGCTTACGGGATAGGAATAGATAGAAGAACACTTCTTAACTACAAGTACGATGATGAATTTTTTCCCACATTAAAAAGATATAAGGATTTATGCGAGAATTATGCCGAAGAACAGCTATTTTTAGGAAAGAATGTAGCTGGCGTTATTTTTGCTATGAAGAATAACTATGAATGGCAGGATAAGCAAGTAAGCGAGCACCAAGGCGGGATAAGTCTATTTGCTTCAGAGATAGAAAAGAAAGCTAATAAATTAGACGGCTAATACTATATATAGTATGTTGGTGCTAAAAAATACGGGATTATACTTTTACAGGACACAAGATATAGTATGTTAACAGATAAACAGAAAATAAAGATACAAAGTAATCTTGTTAATTTCAGAAGCGTTCTATTGCAGAATGACGAAAGCTTAGAGCTTGAACCTGCTAAATTTCATTATGAGCTATCGGATTTACTATTGAAATCTAAAGATAATGTTGCTGTTGAAATGTATCGGGAAAGTGGAAAGTCTACATATGTTTTGCGTGCTTTCCCGCTTTATTGTTTAGTTTATCCTAGTGCTAGTCGAGATTTTATTGTTATTGTCAAGGCGACACAACGACAGGCTTCAGCTAAATTAAAGGAGATAGCTTCGGAATATCGCTCTAACCCATTCTTAATGCATAATTTTGTAGAGTTCAAAGAAGAAAATGATAAATGTTTATCTATTGATGTTCGTGATAGCAAAGATAACATTGTTAATATTCGCATTGAGGCTTATGGTAAAGGCTCTTCTTTGCGTGGGCTATCAAACCAAGATAGGCGGCCTCGTGTTGTAATTCTTGATGACATTCAAGACACTGAGGATTCACGTTCTGAAACAGTGCTTGAAACTGATTGGAATTGGTTTTTAAGCGATGTTAAGTTTTTAGGTAAGAACTCAAGGATTTTCTTAATTGGGAACAACCTAGGTGAACGGTGCGTATTAGAGAGAGTGATTAAAAACTCCGATAGTTTAGGGTTTAAGTCTATTAAAATTCCGGTGATGATTGATGGCGTACCTACTTGGGCAGCTCAATATACTTTAGAAAAGATTTTATCCGAGCGGGACGAGTATGCTAAGATTGGGCAGCTTAATATATGGTTTGCAGAAAAGATGTGTCAATGCGTATCTGAGGAAACTAAGATATTTAAGGAGGAGGATTTCAGATATTATCTTGAAAGCTTCCGAGATGAGCTGTTAAAGAATTGCAATGTATTTGCTTGTCTTGACCCTGCCAGCTCTATTAAAAATACAAGTTGTTATAGGGCAATAGCTGTTGTTGGGGTAGACCCGAATAATCAATGGTTTATTTTAGATATGAAATATGGGCGTTGGGATTCTGCTGAGATGATTGACGTGATATTTAACACGGTTAGGGAGTATAAGCTTTATGATTTTGGCATTGAGAAGGGTCATTATCAACAGGTTATCCAGCCATTTTTAATCAAAGAGATGCAGAAGCGTAATGTATTCTTTAATGTTACCCCGCTTGAACACGGGAAGATAGGGACAAAGTTAGAAAGAATTAAGATATTGCAGCCTAGATTTAAGGCTCATACGATTTTAATGCCTAATTATGCCGATTGGCTTGGAGAATTTAAGTCAGAGCTTGCAGGCGTTACTAAGGATTCGATTAAGTCGGAGTATATCGATTTAGTTGATGCACTTGCTATGATAGAGCAGGTTGCGGAGGCTCCTGTTAATTCAGGGCAAAGCTTCCGAGATATTGTTAGAAATGAGTTAAATAAAGGTAGTGCTAATCAGAGTTTGTTTAGCATTGCTGGTTATAGATAAGGAGATAAAAAAATGGGCGGAGTGCCAGTAATTGGAGATTTATTTAAAACCCCTAAAGTGCCGGAGGTTGTTGCAGCACCTGTATATTCAGCACCTGAGCCTGAAGTTATGGAAGCTCAAGAGGCTACTAAGGCTAATGAGGAAGTAAAGAAAAAGAAGGCTGGGCAAAGCAGAACTGTCTTTACAACCCCACTAGGGTTAGAAGAAGCCCCTACGACTAAGAAAAAGACTCTGTTAGGGCAGTAATGATAATACCTTATCAAGATAGTTATTTTGAAGATGTTTGTTTATTATGTGAAGAATATTCTAAAGAGTATTCAAAATTTAATAATCAATTCAATCTTAACTTTCGGCGTGCTAGGGAGCTTGCGAAAGATAATTGCTTCTTAATGTTTAAGGATAGTGTCTTGGTAGGTGTATTAGGCGGGGTTATAATTAATAGTTTATTATCTGATGATTTGATATTTCAAGAGGTGATATTCTATGTAAAGCCCGAGTATCGTAAATATAGTAAGGAATTGCTTAAATATATGGAGCTACATCTAAAGGATATTGATGTAAATTTAATGGCAATGAATGCCCCATCTTCGGATAATATAGATATTATCGGTAGATTTTATAACATACAAGGCTTTAAGGAATTAGAGCGTATTTATCTAAAGAGGTTACAATGAAAGAATCAAGCTGGATATTAAATCAATACAAAACTCTTACAGGTTCTAGAGGTAATTTTGATAGCTATTATCAAGTGCTCCACGATTACTATATGATTGAGGGCGAGGATTTAACTACAGGCTCGGTTGACGGCAGCGAACTACGAATAAGTAAACTAAAGGATTCCACTAGCTTAACTAGTGTTGATGTGTTAGCAAGTGGTTTAATGAACTATCTAACGCCTCAATCAAGTAAATGGTTATATCTAGAGCATTCGGACGCATTCCTAAAGGGTAATAAAGCTGTTACTGATTGGTTTCAAGAAGTAACCGATATAGTAATTGATGTTCTTGCTAAATCTAATTTTTATAATCAGATTAATGACTTTTATAAAACCGGTGCTGTTTATGGAACTGCATATTTAAGGCTTGAAGAAGATGAAGAAGATGATGTTAGATTTAGTAATATCGACTTGAAAGCTTGCTACATAATAGAAGATGCTAGGGAAAGACCTTTTGAATATTTCTTGCGTCAAGAATACACAGCTGAACAAGCGTATTCAAGATGGGGAGATGATTGCAACGATGAGATTAAATCTTCATACAAGAGCACAAGAAACCCCGATAAGAAATACGAGTTTGTTTGTTACTTTGGATTAAATGATAATTATAATCCTGATAAAGATACTAAAGAGTTTTTCAAGTATGTAATGATTTGGGTTGACTGCAAGAGTAAGGAAATAATAGAGATTGGTTATTTTCGTTCGATGCCGATACTCGCACATAGATTTTATAAAAGACACGGGTGCGCTTATGGGTTCTCTCCTGCTATGAAGGCTTTACCTTTTGTTAGGTTATTAAATACAATAGCCGATACTACTTTAAGAGCAGATATGAAAGCGACAAGCCCCGCGTGGATGTTACCTGATAATGCTTTCCTTGCCCCGTTGAACCAAAATCCTAATGCGATTAATTATTACCGCAAGGGAAGTTTAGACCCTTCAAAGGATATTGCCCCGTTAAATAGTGGGGGTAAAGTAAGTATGGGGCAATGGGCGATTGAATATTATTCTAAGAAGATTGAAGAAATAATGTTTAAAGATGTGTTTTTAGCATTTCAAGGTATAACAAAACAGATGACTGTTCCTGAAGTAATGGAGCGAGTATCAGAAAAGATGACATTACTAGCTCCTGCGGTATCACGTTATTTAAGTGATGTGTTGCAGCCTATTATAACAAGAGTAGTTGACATCTTAGCCACTAAAGGAAAGTTGCCGCCTATCCCCGAAATGATGATGATTAATCCTAATTATGAAGTAAAATTTATTTCTAGGTTAGTAATGGCTCAACGCTCACAAGAGATTAATAATATTGTTAGTGCTTTAGGTATCGTTGGGAATGTAGCAGGTGCTATTCCTGATGTAATCGATAAGATTGACGGCGATGCTATTGTTGATGAGATATGGAAAATTAATGGGATTGATGTTGATTTATTGCGTGATGAGGCTCAGGTCAAGAGTATTAGGGAGGGTAGAAAGCAACAGCAAGAAATGATGATGATGATGCAAGCTGGTAAAGATATAACCCAAATGGAGAAGGATGTAAATGAAATTAACAAATCTAAATGAGGTTACAGCCTTAAAGAAGGCTCTTACCGATTTATCTAATGACGGAAACGGCAAGATAGTAATGGACTTTTTAGAATCTTTTTGTGGTTATAATCAATCAGGATACAGAACTGACCCCTACGAAATAGCATATAATGCAGGGCGTAGAGATGTAATCTTAACGATTAAAACCATAATTGACCCTCGAGTAAAACCCGAGGACATTGTTGAAACTTATAAACTTTTAGGAGAATAGAATGAATGAAGTAATAGAGCCTGTTGACGGTGGTCAAGAGATAACTCCAACACCTTCAAAATGGTATGATAGTTTAGGGGAAGGATTAAGAGATAACCCTAGCATAACTAAATTTAATGATATTTCGTCTTTAGCTAAGTCATACATAGAGCTACAGTCATCATTAGGAAGGGACAAAGTAATAATTCCTAAAGATGAAAATGATGTTGACGCTTGGGCTAAACTTGCTAAGGCTTGGGGCGTCCCCGAAGAATATGATATCAAGGCACCTGAGGATATAACGCCTGAAGGTTTAGAAGAATTTAAGAAATTCGCTAAGGAAGCTAAATTAACAGGAAAGCAAGCGCAGCAAGCATTTGATACTTATATTAATGCTATTAATCAAGCAGTTTCTAAACAGGCTGAACAGCAACAGAAAGAGTATGATTCGGCTGTTAGTGATTTGCGTAAGGAATTCGGAGTTGCGTTTGATGCCAAGATTAAAGATGCACAGTTAGCAATTAAGCATTTCTGCGGAGATGACCAAGAGTTATTTAGTGTTATTAACGATAAGCTTGGCAACAATCCTAAGTTTGTTAAAGCTATGTCAAAGTATGCCGAGAAATTTCAAGAAGGGAAAATTGGCGATATTTCAACAGTTAAAGCAACTGGAGTATTGACACCGCAAGAAGCACGTGCTAAGATAGATGAAATTAAAAGAGATTATAACCACCCATATTGGGCGGGAGTAATGAATAAAAGAGATAATGTAAATTATTGCCAGCAACACGGGTTATCCCCTGTTTCTGAAAAAGAAAGAAAAGCTGCTATAAGTTATGTTAACTCTTTAGAAGAAATGGCAAGACAAGCTAAGTAGCCCTTGTAGTTTCTATTTTTATAGAAGATAACTCTTTAAGAGCCTTCAAATTGTTAATTGTTACAATTAGCCCTTTTAGGACAACTAATTTAGACAATATGTTTTTTGTTTAATTATTGTTAGCTAGGAGATAAAAAATGGCTGATACAACTTTAGATTTGAGGGCTCAACAGTTTTCCGAAAACGTTGTTCCCCTCGCACAACAGAAATTCAGTAAGGTTCTTCCTTCTGTGTTAATTAAAGACGGAGTAACTGGTAAGAGATTTTCTCAAGACCAGATTGGGACTTGGACAATGACTGCTAAAGCAGGATTGAACTCTGTAACCCCGCAAAATGACCCGAACTTATCAAGACGATGGGCTAACCTTACGACTTATCACGATGCTCGTATATTAGACCGTTCTATTGATTTGCAGATTTTAGCAGACCCTAAAAGTGAATTCACTTCAAATGCCGCCCGTGCTTACGGGAGATTCGCTGATGATATAATCATTTCTGCTATGGGTGGAACTGCTGCAACAGGCGAAACAGGCACAGGCTCAAAATCTTTTGATTCTAATATGGTTGTTGCTGCTGGTGGTACTTCTCTTACTTTTGCAAAAGTAAATAGTGCGGCTGCTAAGCTCCGTGAAAAAGATGTTGATATGGAATCAGATTTATTTGCTTTAATCTCTCCGCAGGGTCTTCAAGGCTTATTAGGCGAAAAAGAAGCAACTTCATCTGATTATGCAGCTATTAAAGCTCTTGTAAAAGGTGAGATTAGCACTTTTATGGGCTTTAACTGGATTGTTTCAACAAGACTTCCTAAATCTTCAACTACTCGTGATTGTTTCTTCTATCACAAATCTGCAATGATCGCAGGTATGCCTGAGGGATTATTCGTAAGGGCTGAAGAAAGGGCAGATTTAAGCTATTCATATCAAATTTATTATGAGGCTTCAATCGGTGCGGTTCGTCTTGAAGAAGACAAAATCGTTAAAGTACAAATAACAGAATCATAAGGAGGTATAAATTATGACTGCTGTAAATGTGAAGGGTGTTAACTACACTAAATATGATGCTGAGCAAGGTAACTGGGTAGAACAAGGCAAGATATTTTCTGATTTGAAAGTATGTAGCGATACCTATGAAGCTTCCGCAGTTGACGCCAATAGTACAATCAAAATGGCTAATCTTCCGAATGGTGCTGTTATCCACGGAATGACATTAGCATTTGATGACTTAGGCACAGGGTGCACTTTATCAGTCGGAGATAGCACAACTGCAAACCGTTACTTTAATGCGGTTGATGTTGCTTCTGCTGCTGGTGTTACTAGTGCAATACTTGTTGACGGACTAGGCTATGTAATAGGAACAAATGCAGGAGATAATGATATTATCATTACCACTGCTGGTGCTGCTATTACAGGCACTGTAAAGTTAACAGTATTTTATGCTTAATATTTGCTGGGGGTAGGAAACTGCCCCCACTTTAAGGGAGTTAGATATGACTAGCCGAGTTTCGATATGTAATAAAGCATTAAATGCACTAGGTGCTAATTTTATCACAAGTCTTGATGATGATACCATTGAGGCTAAAATTTTATCTAACATATATGATAGTACATTAAGGAGCGTATTATCACAGGCTCCTTGGAGTTTTGCAATAAAATCTAGTAACCTTGCTTATTTGCCAGCTATAACTGTTCCGTTTACA